AAGGGCTAGACACCTCCAGCTTTAGCGAGGGTGATGAGCTTTTTGTGTCGGCTACAGGCACCCTAACCACTACTGCCCCTACTGGCGAGTCTGCGTTGTTGCAGAAAATTGCTAAAGTCACAAAGTCACATGCATCAAGTGGTAGCATTAAAGTCAGTGGTGCTGGTCGCACCAACGCTACGCCTAATCTTGATGATGGCAACTTTTTCTTAGGCAACGGCAGCAATCAGGCTGTCAGCGCAGACTTTAGCGCTAGCGTTACAAATATTGCCTTACCCCTATCGGGTGGAGCATTGACGGGCGCAGTTACTACAAACAGCACCTTTGATGGGCGTGATGTCGCTACAGACGGCGCAAAGCTAGACGGCATCGAAGCCAGTGCAGACGTTACAGACACAGCTAACGTGACAGCCGCTGGTGCTTTGATGGATAGTGAGCTAACTTCTATCGCATCGGTTAAAGCGCTAAACCAAGGCGTAGCTACTACTGACAGCCCTGACTTTGCTGCGTTAAATGTGAATGGCACAGCCACGATGGATGGGCTTACTGTTGATGGAAATGCAACATTTACAACTGCGGACAACACTGCACAACTTACTTTAGTTTCTACAGACACAGATGCCTTAGTAGGCCCACAGCTTAATCTTTGGAGAAACTCAGGTGCTGGAACAAACGGCGACTTAGTTGGTGAAGTTACATTTACTGGTGAAGATACAGTTGGTTCTACAAATACCTTTGCAACTATTTCTGCTATTGCAGAGCAGACCAACAACGGCGCAGAAGATGGGTCGCTTCATTTTAAAACTCTTCTTAACGGCACATTAGCAAAACGGCTTTCTATAGGAGCAGGAAGTACAGGCGGAGACATCAGCTTCTACGAGGACACAGGCACAACGGCTAAGTTCTTATGGGATGCGTCTGCGGAGTCTTTGGGTATTGGTACTACCAGTCCAAACGCTGTTATACACGCAGTAGACGCAAGCGGCACAGCCGTAATTGCCCTTGACGACTCACGAAGCAACGTAGGTGATACAGCAAGTGTTGAGTTTAGGCATAACGGTATCACTGGTTCTTTGGTTAAATCTTCTGCTGTTGAAGACTTTAGTTCTTCTGCAAACAGAAGTTCAGACTTACAGTTTTGGACAAGAAACAACGGCACACAGATTCAGGCGGCAACCATCGACTCATCAGGGAATTTAATAATGACTGCTGGCGGCTCAATAGTAGCTGGCGGTGTAAATGACCTTATTTTAAACGCAGGCGAAAGCGGCACTCCTGACATTTACTTGCAGTCAGGTGGTAGCACAAAGGTTAAAATTGAAGGCTCTAACGGGAATGTGGGTATAAACACTAGCTCGCCTACGCACCTTTTGCAGATATCTGGCGGAGTTTCTGATGGACGTATGTCTTTTACAAACAACGCAAGAGGCAATGGTCAGACAGATGGAATGTGGGTTGGCGTAGATAACACGCAATCCTATTTGCTTTCAAGAGGGGCTTATCCGTTAAATTTTTATACCAATGCAACAGAACGCATGCGCATATCCAGCGCAGGCAATGTGGGTATAGGTAACAGTATCGCTAGTTCGTTTCACGCAAATGCTAATAATTTAGTTATTGGTACTGGTAGTGGTTCAGAAGGGATGACGATATATGGTGGTGGAGAAAGTAATATATTCTTTGCTGACGGTACGGCAGGCTCATCCGCTTATGTAGGAAGAATTGAGTATTCACACGCTGTCGATAATATGTTGTTCTATGTAAACAATTCAAACGCCATGACCATAGACGATTCAGGCAACCTGTTGGTGTCAGGCACTGTCAGAGGCGGTGTAGAGACGGCTGTAACCAGCACCAGCACTACCATCACATCAGGTACGCATCTTTACGTTAGCGCAGCAGGGCAAACAATCACGCTGCCTGCTTCTCCCTCTCAAGGAGCTAAGGCGCACATCACTGTCGGGAACTTTACTGATACAGTGGTGGCTAGGAACGGCAGCAACATCATGGGCGATGCGTCAGATATGACTCTCGATGCAGCCTATCTATCAATTCAATTTATTTATGTGGACGCTACGCGCGGTTGGGTAATGGCATGAGCAATTTTACAGATTTTATCAGTGCTGGCGGTGGCGGTGGCGGTGGCGCTGCTGCAACTAAGTTAGATTTAAATAATCCTGTAAGCGGTTTGAAAGTACCCATTAAGGAATCAATGACCTACACCCCAAGCACTGATTGCACGGTGGTGGTCACTTGTATTGGTGCGGGAGGTGGCGGCGCTGTTGCTAATAACAATAATACTTATATTGCTTTAGGGGGGGGAGCAGGTGGCGTATGTCAAAGCGAGCTTTCTCTATCGTCGGGAACAACTTACACCATTACTGTTGGTGCAGGCGGCAACCAAAATGGTACTGGTGGCACAACTTCTTTCACAGGTTCTGACATTACGGATATGACTGCAAATGGTGGACAAGGTGGTACTATTGCGGTTTCTCAGAATTCGTCTACACGAGCAGGTGGTACAGCATCTGGGGGCAATATAGCTAATCACACAGGCGGCAGTTCTATTGCTATAGGAAGCGGTGTCTACCGTGGCTCAGTTGGTGGTGGTGCGCTTGGTTTTTTTGGGACAGGCGAGGGTGCTACTACAGGTACGTCAAGCACATCAGATGACTCTAGTGGAGCGGGGATGCCCTTACCGCCTACAGATTTGATACCGCAAATGCCAACCGATATTAAAGGTGGATCGCTAGGCACACAGACTTATGAAAACAATCAATATCGAAGAGAAGCTGAGGATGGTGACTTTGGATGCGGTGGCGGTGCAGGGTATCTATCAATTTATAATACCTCCAACCAGAACTATGTATTTGCTGGCGACGGAGGTATAGGAGGCGGCGGCGGCGGCGCTTATGCTTACAACGGTCGGAACGGTAATAGTGCCAGTGGCTACTATGGTAAAGGCGGCAGCGGCATGGTTTTACTAGAGTTTGTATAAGGAAAAATAAAATGAAATACAATATCAAAGATGCTGACGGTAACATCACAAATACCATCGTAGCCGACGCCGAGTTTGTTGCAGCTAATCACGAACACTACGAGCTTTTTGTAGAGCCAACACCTCCAGAGCCTACAGCAGAAGAGTCTGCTAGAGAATGGCGTGATTCTGAGCTATCGGCTACCGACATAGCGGCACAGACTCCAGACTGGCCTAACCGCGACAACATTCTGGCTTTTCGTCAGGAATTACGCGACTGGCCCAGCACAGCAGACTTTCCCGACACTAAACCTGAACTAGGTGAATAAAATGGCAGTAACTTGGACAATAGTGACACTTGAGCGCAACACTGATGACGGTGTTGTTGTGGCGCATTGGCAGGCTTCAGACGCTGATGGCGAACACGTAGGCAGAAGCTATGGTGCTTGTGGCTTTACCCCTGACCCCTCTGCTGAAGGTTATATAGCTTATGACAGCCTGACTGAGGATGCCGTGATTGGCTGGGTAAAGGCTGATGTAAATGCTGATGAAATTGAAGCAGGGATAGCGGCACAGATTGCCGACAGCAAAGCACCTGCTATAAGTACTGGAGTGCCTTGGTAATGGACATTATCTTCAAAGCCCTCAAGTCTAAAACTGTGCAGTTCTCTATAGCTCTAGCCGTACTTAGCATACTACAAGGCTATGTAGGCTTCTTGCCTGTATCACCAGCAGGACAAGCTGTTGTTGGTTGCATCATTGCAAGCTGCGTCACTGTGCTGCGCTTTGTAACTGTGGCTCCAATAGCGGAAAAGTAAAATGCTTGCAGAAATCTCAGCAGTCGTAGGCGTACTCAAGACTCTCAACGCAGGTATTAAAACTGTCAAAGAGTCTGGGTCGCACCTGTCTGACCTTGCTGGGCTTTTCACAAGCATAACCGAAACAAAAGTTGCCGTAGATAACATCGAGGAAGCACAGAAGCAGGGTGACGCTGTGCTGACGCAAGAACAGGCGCTAGAGTTAGCTTGGGCGAAGAATGAGATACGTGAGCGCGAAAAAGAGCTAAAGAAAATAACGCCACGGCAGGTATGGCGAGATATGCTGGCGATTCAGCACAAATCTGTCATGGAGAACAAGCAGCGGCTTGAGCGCGAGAGGCTGGCTAAGTTACGCCAGCAATCAAAAAACGATGATATGATAAAAAACATAATTGGCGCTGTAGCTCTGATTGCTACTGCTGCTGGAATCTACTACTTCTGGAACTGACATGACACAAGAAACCATCACCCGTCTTGAGGCGCATGAAAAAGAATGCGCTATCCGCTACCAAAACATTGAACGCAGGCTGGACGATGGTAAGCAAAGATTCGACAAACTAGAGAAAATGCTTTGGATGATGTACCCCATGATCATCGCGGTGTTTTCCGTAGCTAAGTGGATCGAATGACATGCTTAAATCACTAATAGGCCCAGTTACCGGGCTGCTCGATAAGTTTATAGAAGATAAAGATGCTAAGAATGCCTTGGCTCACGAGATAAGCACAATGGCAGAGCGTCATGCTCAAGAGCTTGCGAAGGGTCAGTTAGAGGTCAACAAGGTTGAAGCGGCACACAAAAACTTATTTGTGGCAGGCTGGAGACCAGCTATCGGGTGGATATGCGGGTTTGCTCTAATGTACTCTACCATCCTATCCCCTATCCTGGGTATCTGGTACACAGTCCCTCCTGTAGATAGCTCCTTGCTTACAACAGTATTGATGGGCATGCTTGGACTGGGCGCCATGAGGACCGTAGAAAAGGCTAAAGGTGTACAGAGAGAGCGATGAGATACTTTAAGCGTGAAGACTTCGATTGTCAGCAAACAGGCAACAATGAAATGTGCGATGACTTTTTACAGAAGTTAGACGAGCTGCGCCACGTTTGCGGATTTCCCTTTATTATTACTAGCGGTTACCGAGACCCGGTAGGCCACAGCATCGAAAGGTCAAAAGCAAAGCCTGGAACGCATGCTCGAGGAATCGCCGCCGACATCAAGATATCTAATGGCAACCAGGCATATTCGATTATAAAGAATGCGCAAAGCATGGGATTTAATGGGATCGGTGTAGCCAAGACGTTTATCCATGTGGATACTAGGGATACTACTCCCGTAGTTTGGTGCTACTGATACAAACAAATATGTTTACTTAGCAGCCCCTTTCTGTATACTGTATTCTCCAAACCAAGGAGAATATAATGAAACAATCCATAAATATCGACATATTGGCAAATGCACTCTGGTGCGCACAGTCAGAGATGGGCGGCGCGGTAAAAGACTCATCCAATCCTTTTTTTAAATCTACCTACGCCGATCTAACTTCCGTAATTAAAGCGATCAAGCAGCCTCTCTCAAACCATGGTTTAAGCTATGTGCAGTTCCCAATCAATGACGGGGATTCTGTCGGCGTTTGTACGCGACTCATGCATACCTCTGGTCAGTGGCTGGAGAACGATATAGTCTTTCCCCTGGCTAAGAAGGACAGCCAGGCTTTGGGCAGCTTTCTCTCATACATTCGTAGGTACTCCCTGACATCTATCTTTGGCCTGCCGAGTGTAGATGACGATGCTGAATCAGCTATGGTCAGGGGTGATGATAAGAAGCTAATCACTGACGATCAGATCATATTCATCAAGAAATTACTTGACGAGACGGGGACAGAGAACGAGAAGTTTTGTAACTGGCTTAAAGTAAGTTCGGTGGATCACATCCCAGCCATGTACTACGACAAAGCCGTAGCTGCTCTAGAGGAGAGGAAATGATTATCCTCGATCACGAGCAGGGAACGGAGGAATGGCTTGCGGCCCGTAGAGGTAAGCCGTCTGCGAGTATGTTCTCCAAGCTAATAACTATGACTGGTAAGCCGTCATCGTCTGCTCAAGGCTACATCGATGAGCTGGTGGCTGAGGTTATCACTGGTGAGACTGAGCATTTCAGTAACTCCCACACAGAGCGAGGCACTGCGCTGGAGCCAGAGGCTAGAGAATCCTACGAGTTTATTACCGACAATGAGGTG